TATGACGCACTTGTAAGTTTTACTTTTAATGTTGGTACAACTGCTTTTATTAATTCAACATTATTAAAATTACTTAATCAAAGAACTAGCCGAAAAATAGTTTCAGAAGAGTTTAAAAGGTGGGTAAAAGGAGGTGATGGTAAAGCTATTCCTGGACTTGTGCGTAGACGAGAAGAAGAGTGTAAGTTATTCTTGGCTCAGATTAAGCATCCTCTTTTGGGCCAATCAATCCTCGCCAAGCAGGACACTTGGTTAAAAAAACGACCTGCTGATTCTGGTTTACTTAAACCAGAAGAAAAAGTTTTTGTACCAAAAGGCTCCGCGTGGGAGTGGAATAGTATCACTATTTTTGCTGGTTCTGTCCATAGAGAAGTCAAGCTTTCCGCTAAACCTAATGAATCTTGGTATATCTACGAACCTCATTGGAAGATTATCAATGATGTCCCTGAGAATGCTGTTACTTATCAAAAATCTTCTGAAGTAAAGTTATCTGTTCCTTATTATTCTCAACGCGATAATTATCGTGATGCTAATAGGACTTGTTTTAGTAGTAGTTGCGCAATGCTTTTATCCGGCTTAAAACCGGAAGCCATTGATAGCGATGATGAGTATATAGAAACCGTATTTACTATTGGGGATACGGTCGATGCTTGGGTCCAATTGACTGCTCTTGAACAGTATGGAATCAGAGCTAAGTTCTACCAGGATGGAAACTGGAATTCTGTAGAAAAACTTTTAAGGAATGGCATTCCGGTTCCTCTTGGAATCCTTCATCACGGTCCTGTTAGTGCTCCGACAGGAGGCGGACACTGGATCTGCGCCGTGGGAATTACAGCAGACGACAAGAGCATCATCGTCCACGATCCTTGGGGCGATCTTGATCTCGTTGGCGGTAGTTATTTAAGTTCTAACGGTAAATATCTTAAGTACTCAAAGAAAAATCTCGGTCCTCGCTGGTGTGTCGAAGGATCTAATTCTGGATGGTATATTGGTGCCGTTAAGTGAGGCCCCGTGGACACTAGCTATCTCGAAGGTTGGAGCTGTGACGCTGAAAACCGTAAGGCTGAGTTTATGGAATATTTATATAAGCGATCAGGACGCACTAACGGTTTGTTGACTGATTTGTGGAGTAACTGGTGTATCGAAGCAGGTGAAAAAGCGAGAGACGATTATTTCGCTGTAAAATAGTTAAATGGCAAAGCGCGATTACGAAAAAGAATATCGCGAGCATGGCGGCACAGAGAAACAGAAGAAGAGACGCGCCGCTAGAAATAAAGCTCGCCGTTATATGGAGAGAAACGGACGAGTTCACAAAGGTGATGGTAAAGAAGTAGACCATAAAGACTACAACCCTGAAAATAACAGCCCTTCAAATCTCAGAGTCGTAGATAAGAAAACTAACCGCGAAAAACAACCTAAACGGAGTTAAACTGTATCTATGGAAAATCAAGAACTTCTTCAGCGACCTGGCGGCCTCGGTCCTGTCCCTGGTCTTAAACCTTTGGGGATGCCGAGTGCGTTTCCTGGAATGTATCTAAATAACGATATAAGTATTTCGGCCCGCCGAGCGGCTTACATGGATGATGTGAATCGAGTTTTTGCTCAGTACAATATTGACCAAGGTCAGTACGTGCGTCCTGCTGTAGAGCCACTTCCGTATGGTCTAGGAAACATTACTGAATCTGCACAGCAAACTGGTCCCGCTGGTTATAACCATCGTTCAGTCGCTCTTCCTGAGCGAGCTACTGATATGCCTGTTGAGGGATATCTGCAGGGTATGAATAACTCCATCAATCCGCAGATGCGAACAGATTTACAAACTCTGACTATGCTGCCGCAGCAAAAGTTCTACAACAAACTCACTACTGAGTCTTTACTCCCACCTCACGACTACAGGACTGTTGATAATCTGAGTCTTCAAGATCAAGTGGCAAATGTAGGTAGGTCTAATGCTAAAAAGTGAGCAAATGCAGCCTGTCCGTATGGCAGGAATGGCTTTTGGTTTAGGTCCGGCTGATATGGTGCGCGCCGTAAGCAACCCTCGCGAACTTACAGCTCGACTTCGTTACCAGCAGACTTTTCCCAGAAGTTGAGTTAGGCTTGTTCGAGCCGTGGAAGCATAGTGCACACAGTTAAGCTTGACTGGATTACTCCTGACGCAGAAAAAGTTATAGCTAGACACGCTCGCGTTTCGACATCAAATCCGGATCGAGAGGAGTATGCTCGCCTTCTCTCTTACTGCATTAGACACGGACATTGGTCGATCCTGGAACAAGCTAACGCCAGTTTTCAAATTCTTACATCTAGGGCTATTTCTGCTCAGATCCTGCGTCACCGTTCTTTCTCCTTTCAGGAGCTTTCTCAGAGATACTGCAATCCCTTTGAAATTATTGGTGATATTCACGACCACCCTGATGAATTTGAGTTAAGGCAGCAGTCGGAGAAGAATCGGCAGTCGAGCACCGAGCCGATTGATCGTGAGCTTATGAGGGACTTCCGCACTCGCATCACAGATCTTGACGTGGAAATACATGACTTGTATGCCGATATGCTTGAGGCCGGTGTGGCACAAGAATGTGCAAGAAACATCTTACCTTTGTATACACCTACACTTATGCACATGCAAGGCACTATTCGCTCTTGGGTGCATTATGTCGGACTTCGAGCCCAGGAGGACACTCAGCTAGAACATCGAAAGATCGCCCAGCAAGTCGCCCTGATACTTGGACTTGAAATCCCCACAGTAGTCAAAGCCGCTGTAAATTCAGCCACAGACAGTGATAACCCTGACTCTGCACTCAAGGGCTGGAAGTTTTTGGCTCAGTCTTCCTGAGCCTCTTCTTCCCACAAACCTAAGGAAGTTTCTTCCTCGATAAAACCCATCAGATTTTTAAGAGCTTGATCTAAAAGCTCTTGCTCTTCTTCCGAAAGTTCTTCGAAACGTTCGTCGATATCAAGCTGTTCAGACATCATCAAATCCTCGTAAGTAAGCTTTTCTAGCTTCCTCCTTAATTTTTTCTCGGAGGTATTTAACTTTTTCGTCAACCAAGTGCATGCTTGAGACGTAGCTGGCGACTTCGAACCCGTCTTCCTTGAGTGACACCCGATACATTGTTTGATCAGGTGTCATTTCAATGACGGGTTCACTCATTGTTGCCAGACGTCTTCGTTAGCTTGTCGCACTTGCTGCCTAGGACCCGCAGCTTGAGCGAGTTGGGCTGCGCGAAGCGCTTGTTGATGCAATTCTAACTGCTGACTCAATTGAGCAGTCCGGCTTTGCGCCCAGTTTTGCGCGTTTTTAGAAAGCTCTTCTAAAGCGTTCGCTGCGTGAGGGAAGTTAAAGACCACACCAACGCCTCCCTGCTGTGGTATCGAATTGCCGTTCGTTGATTCGGCTAGCGCGGTTAAAAATGCGTGACTTTGATCGACACCGACGTTGGCTACAAAAGACAGTTCAACAGGATCTACGAGACCGCGATTTTTTTCGTAAAGCGCACTAAAAGCACCGCTTACACGATTAGCAGTGTCTTTACTTTCCTGCCTTTTAGCAGCTCGTTTGTCTTGGATCGAGCTTCCAGCAAGGACACCACCCACAAAAGCGAGAGGAGCGCCTACAAATTGAGGAGCAGCAACAGCCGTGGCAATACCCACAGCACCACCAACAAGGACTGTCAGCGGGACGAGTTTAAGTGTCGGCATCGTGTTTGTTGAAATTGTTTTCCCACTTAGAGAAGTCAGGTTCCTGTGCAAACTCCACTGGGTTCGGGAGTCTGTCCGGGCCGTGAGAGGCGCGATCCGATGTTAGGTCATAAGGCTTAAGTCGTAAACCTTTAATAGCGGGAAGTCCATTCTTCATTGTTGCTTTACAACCAGGAAGCTTCAAGATGTTGTTTAGAGTTTCTAGAGTTCTCTCTACAAAACGAGGCTTTGCAGCAGGCTTATAACCACACGCTTTACAGAAGTTCGCGTAGCTCGCGAACAGTTCTGAGTAAGCGTTCTTGACAAACATACCTTTTTCAGATTCGTCAGTGTTAGGTCTGGCCGCACCTCTACCGACCACCGTGGCTGTATTAGGTGCGTAAAGACAGCACTCAGCCATCCAAGCAACAAACTGATTGTTGAAAACAAGAGCCTCGATGTTTGTTTGAGAGAGCGATGGAGCATGCTTAACAGGGTTGGCAAGCACGTCTCTCATTTCGTCATAAGACATCGACAGAGCCCAGGCGACGATACCAGGAAGCTCTTCTACGAACTCGCCCTCCAAGCGGTCTTCATAAACATCCAGAAGCTGTTTACGCTGGCTCGCAGGGACAACTTTGTCCATGACAATCGTTAGTCGACGCCTTTCTAAACCGCTGGTTGAATCGTTTGAGCTGATGTGCTCGTTTGATGCGATACAGACTAAACATTCAGGTTTGAACTGAATCATCTCTTTGCCGTACTTTCGTTCAGCTCGCAAAGTATCCGAAGCAGAAGTGAGCTTCTTCAACGTATCCATTCTTTTGTTGTAGTTAGCTTCGTCAGTAAGCAGCAAGAGCTTTTTACCGATGATGTTAAAGGTCTCAAATTTATTACCCTCGATCTGATCGAGACTGGTCGTGTGGGTGCTGTTAAAGCCCGCCAGTGCAATCATTAACTGCTGCATGGTCGACTTGCCCGTTCCACCTGGACCGACAAGGTGTAGGAACTTTTCACCTGATGTGTAACCTGTTAAGAGAGCCCTGCAGAAAGCTCTGATCAGAACGGCTTGATTATTTCGTAGTGCAGTGTTTAGCCACACGAGAAACTTAGGACACTTACCGTTTTTATCCCAGTCGTAATTGAGTCGACTGCGGAAGTACAGCTCTTTGTTCTTACCAGGAATGAACTCAAGTGTTTCGCTGTTAAGTGCGCCGTTATTAAAAGGTATATATCCTCTTCCTTTGGCAAAGATATTTGATCGTCCACCGTCGACTGACTTCAACATCTTTGCTTGAAGGATTGCATAGACGCTGTTAACAGTTGAAGATTGGTACTTTGCAAGTACACCTGCGGTGACAAATGTGTCTAGTGCGTTCGTTATTCTCCTTTTTACGTGTTGTTCGTCTTGTTTGTACCAGACACCTTTATCATCATCGTATGTATAAAACATATCTTGCTGGCTTTCATAGAAGTAATTGTCACCTTGACTGGTAGCAATAATATCTGCGACGTCATTCTCAGCAAATGCTCTCTGTTGCTGTTGAGCGTTTTGAAGATTTACCAATTGAGTCGGCGTGGTTGGAGTTGTCATAGGTTGTGTTGTTGTTAGTGTTGTTGATGTCTCTTTACTTTCTGTTGAGAAATCATCAAAAGAAAGGATCGAGTTCTTTGGTTTTGGTTTTGTTGTTTTTATAGACTCCTTGACCTCATCTGACGCAGCCGCATTGAACAATTCGGAATCGATTGACTTAAGTCTCTTCCAAGCCGCAATTTGGTCGTGTTCGGACGCCATCACGATGGACGGCTCGATCGAGTCGACATCGCGGATGCTTTCAACGATGCGGGTGAACTTGCTGTCTACCTCAGGGGGATACGCATAGACAGCATAGAACGCACTGTGTGCTACTGTCAATGGTGAGACGCATGTAGAGATGCTGTTCGATCGCAGCCAGTTGACCCAACCAAGAACCTCTTTAACAGCTCTCGTTACCGCAGCAGACCTGTCATCAACTGGTTCACCGTCAATAATATTTTTAACTGATCTTGATAAGAGTTTCTTAATATCGACACCCTCATCACTTATATCAATATCGGTAAGAGCGGCAACTACATCAGCTTTGTCTCCTTTATCTTCAGGCGGTAACGATGAGTAAACTTTAAGCGCTTCATCTATTTTCTTAACAGGGATAAATTTGTTTGAAACGTACAGAATATCTTTGTCGTCTTTCGCACCGTAGAAAAGATTAACAGCCGCCGTAGCACGAATATCTGAGCCAGGTATGTCTTTCGCTATTGCTCGAACAAACCATTGATAAAAATCAGGATCGATAATTGGCTTCTCTAAACCAAAGACAAGCCTGAAACGAGGCCATGTCTCTGTTCCTGATGGAGAGTTGTAAGCTATTGACAGATATTTTTTACTGATTTCAAGTTGTTTAGCCTGTTCCCACGTAAGCTCTTGTTTTTGGATTTTATTACCGTCTTTATCTTTACCGTCTGCTTGATTGTCAATGTCAATAATTATGAGGCCAGCTTCGACTGGATGAGTATTATCTTTCTCTCGTTTGCCATCTACAAGATGCCACGCACAAAGACCCTTTCTTTCTTTGATTTGTTCTGCTATTTCTTGAGCAGATAATTTTTCATGCTGCCAACCAGAATTAAAAGCCGAAAAGTCTCCACCTGCTTCTATCTTTCCTGTTTTTTTATCTAGAGCACCTACGACCTTAGCGTTGATGGAGCAAATGAAGTTCATAGGTCTTGCACGGTCCTAACATTATGCCTGAGTTGGCCGCGCTGACAACTTCTTTGAGGGAAGCTTTACGCAGTCTTCAGGCTGCTTGAGCTGGTCGCACCTCGGTAAAGAATTTATCAACGAGTTGCAGCCAGGCCGCTTCGTCCTTCTCTACTTCAGTTTCACCAAATGTAAACACTTGTGTCTCGTATTCATCGAGAGCGGTGCTCACAATAATTTGAGTCTTGTTAATCTTAATCCCTAAACATGCTTCAGCCGCTAATTTATAAGCAGCTAATTGTAGTCTAGTTTTTTTAACTTTAAACACTCCAGATATAAGCGCCTTCTTAGTCTTCTCGTCTACATCTAGATCTTTTTTAGGGAAGCGCGCACTGTACGGACCTGCCGAAGTTTTAAAGTCGGCAAGAATAATTTCAGCATTGTTATCCATATAAATAAGGTCACAGCAACCGGCGTACCCATGACCGGAGCTGGAATCGTAGTAAAAGATTCGTCCTACGCCGTCGTCACCAACATACTTAGACCAGCGTGGTTGGTTGTAAGGCCGTTCAGACCAGAGAACCCTGCCTCCTTCAAGGAGGTTATCTAAACGTTCTGGAACACCTTTCCAGAAAGGTGCGTACTTTTCGGGTGGGACTACTCTTAAGCCTCGAATGTGATTTTCAGTCGCTTCGTGTATCCATGTTCCCCGTGCCGCAGCAGCGTCCGCCGCACCAGGGTTCATGACATTCCAATGCGCTAGTTTTTGTTGAGTTTTTGCAGATTGTGTAGCACTTAAAATTGATGTGACTGAAGGAAGATAGTCAGGTACTCCTGGACACTTATAGTGACGTAATCCGTTTATAGTCTTTCTAGTGTCCAAGATATCCTCTTAGTTTCGTTTATTCTAGAACGAACTTAATGCTGTATTTTCGTCGTCTCCATCTTCTTGGTCGTCGACGAAGAATTCTCGCTTATGGTAATCGTAGTCTTTGTTTCTTTGCTCTAGTTCGTTTAGCAAGCACAGACCTGCTGAGAACGAGTCAGCTACGAGTTCTGCTATAACATCCGCTTCGCGAGTATTTCCCTGATGGTCGACGCACTCCTGCAGTAGCTGATTGCTGATCATGAGCGCAGCGATCTTTTCGAGATTCCTGTTTGTTTCTCGTTGTGCTTCTATGTACTCCGTCATTAGGAGCTGCAGTCGGCCTTTCATTTTCAAGTAAATGATCTTGGTCGCTGCCAGCTTACCTCGTATTCAATGTTTGTCCCATCTTTACAGTCGTGAGTTTTGCTAAACACAAACCACGCAGAAGTTACAGAGTCTTTTGATTTTGTTTGGTCCGCACGAAATTTCGGTCGCGGATTCAAAATGATCAGATTCGATAAAGGTTTTGACGTTAAGAAGTCTGAACGATCCCGTGTGGGCTCTAAGAAAGTCAATCGATCTAGGATTACTAGACCTTCTTTTGCAAGCTCATAACTGGGTTCTAAGACCCAGTCGACTGTTTTACCAACCCCTTGAGTTACGGCCACTGCCCAGTCGAATTCCGGGAGCTTGCTCCACCAGTCGCGATCCATGTAAGAAGTCTCGTCGCTTGCACTGATTATGTTGGTGAGTCCACACTTGTTTAGTTGTTCTTTTAGTTCTCCTGTTGTGTCAAGAGGTAGTACAACTCGCCCTTCGCAGATATTCCGGTCGGCAATAGGATTGAAGATATAGTTTGGGACTGTGTAAAAACTCATGGAATCTAATCTTGTCGATCGTTTACGGAATTATATGTCAGTTGACACAGAGTTCTACCATACGAAGTTTATGAATAAAGCTAAAGAACTAAAAGATATAGAGGAGTTGTATGAAGTGCTGGATTTAGTACATGCTAATTATTTGATACAAAAGACGCTTTTTAAAAATCTTGCTTATCGTGTGTCGTCTGATGGTTACGAGTTGCCTCCCTTGCATGAACTTTTTACAAAATAAAAGGGCCGCCGAAGCGACCCCGTCTGGCAGGTTTGCCCTTCCGATACCAGTTTAGATCTCTAAACCAGCAGCTTTGAGGGCGTCCTTTTGCTCCTGAGTCAGCTCTTTGGGCTTGTCTGATTTGGGTGCTGGCGGCTCTGATTTGGGGTCACCAGCGCCTGCAGGCAGAGCAGCGAGCCCCACAGCCTTGTCGCCTTCAAGCTTTGGATGCTGTTCGTCAAAAGCAGCTTTAATCGCTCCGTGATCCGATCCGAGAGGTAGCTCAACCAAATTCGCACCGGAGATATGAGAACGAAGTGCAGCCGATACCAGCTCTCCTCCATCATCATTGAGCCACGTCGAAATATCCTTAACAAGTGATTCTTCATCTTTGCCGTTAACTGGCCTGTCTAAAAATTCTAAGACGTTGTAGTTAACCTTACCTGTATCAGCTCCAGTTGCAGGATCTGTTTGAGTAAAGCTACGCTGCACGAACTTGGTAGTTGTCACCACCTCCGCAACGTTGATGCGGTTGTTGTAGAGCGTCTGGAAGTAGGAAATAAAGTTTTTTTGACTGCTCTTACCGCTAATAACGCTAGTCGAAACGCATCGAGGAGGAAGCAAACGATGTGAAGGAGACACACCAATGTAAGCAATCCGAATGAATTCCTCGTGGTTTCGCATACCGAGGTTCCCATAAAAGGGAGTAAACCCGAGCAACACGAATTCAATAGGGATGCCGTTGTCGTTCGCGTCGGTGATCGCGGAATCCGGATCGTTATCGGATTTCCAACGACGCTGTTGAAGATCGATGCGGAGAGTGTGGGGCGGGACCTGACAAAGAATTTCATCAGCCGCAAATTGACCTGCAATAAAGACCATGATTGATCACAGAGAGAAGTTGATTGAACCGAGAGCCGCTGCAGAGACTTGACCTTTTTCGGGGTCTGCTGCTTTCTTGGGCGCGGACTTCGTGCCCTTAGGTAGATACAGAATTTGATCTACTGAGTAATTCAGATACTGTTTTTCGTCCTTTTCGCTTGTGCTTACACGACCCACGGCGATCGTGGGAGTACCGTTGGGTAGCTCAGAAAGTTGTTTAGAATTCTCATTCCAAGCTGTGAGTTTGAACCAGTTTGTTTCTTTGTCGTCCGGAGCTTGCCAGGCAATAGAGCGATTAGTGACTGTTGAGTCGCCAACTTCGTTCTCTTCCTGTTTAGGTCCAAGACCACCACAAGCCATGAACGTATTGACGGCGAGGATGTCAGAGAAGTTGTCGCGAGTCACGACAAGCATCGGCTGCATTTGAATCACACCGTCTGGCGTGGCTTTAGTTGGACCGATCGCAAGAACTTCATCTTTCTGCTTGAGGTCGCTCAAGAGTTTGCCGACATAGTGGTCGGCTTTCTGGATTAGCTGGACCTTTGTCGCGATTCTCTTATTAGACGCAGGAAGAGACTCCGCGATAACGTTGACTTTGCCGTCTTCAGTGATCGCTTCATCAGTGATCCTGATCCCCAATAGGAACACATTCATTTTTTAGAGTCCGGTAGATCGTTGTTCGATGGACGTTGAGTGCTTTGGCGATTTGCTGAATGCTCGCGCCTTGGCTTCGGAATGCTAACGCCATCTGGACGTCGCCGCCACTGAGTTTTGAGTTTTTGTTGTTTAAATAATGATTATGATATGGATTTATGCACCTAGGATTTTTGCAAGTATTTTTTACTACTTTGTCTTTATCTAGATTTAAATAACCTTGTATTAACGGGCGCACGTAAAACCGTTTACCAACCGCATACACAGAAGGCACTTGATTAGTTACAGGACCTTTCCACTCGAAGCACTCTTGATGTTTGAAATCGCTGTAGGCGAGTCTTCTGTATAGATCACTAAGTCTGCTTACTTTATTTAGACCGTAAACAAGCTCAAACTTATCCGCTTCTAAACTTCTAGCGATGTCTAAAGCTTGCGCCTGCGCGTGGGCAGCGTCGTGTGCGCAGACGCTTAGCTTTGTTTTGTTATTTGATTTAAAGACTACTAAGTTGTAGCTCTCGATCATTGAGCGAAACTAAGGTCTCCGCGCATGATCTTCTCATAAAATTCTCCACCTGGCGCCATACCCATACGAGTCTTGCCTTGTTCTGAATATGCTTTAGTAGCTTTCTGGATATCTTCAATTGTTGCACCTTCACTTAAGGCTTGCCTGATATCAGCACCCCCGAACCAATCTTTGCCTTCAGGATTGGTTTCGACTGTAGCGCTTAATCCAATTGGCGTTCCTTTGTAATTCATCGGTGCTGAGCTATCACCACC